TGTACATTATGGTTACTGTCAAATGTACATTTGGTGGAGCTGTGGGGTACTGCCCCCCAGTCCAGTATGTGTCTACGTTGCTTCAACGCTAACATTTTATTTATACACTCTTTTTTTGATGATGTCAAGTCTGATTCGATATAAACACACGAATAAGTAATGGTCCAAATCTATAACTTTTGTATGGATTACCACTATTAAATCTAAATTCACCCCATTGTATAGTAGTGCCTTTAAACCAGTTTATCCAGTGCCAATCCCAATTCATTATATTACCTTGTGCTTATGGTAGGACTGTGGGGCAGTACCCCACAGTCCAGTATATATCTTATAATATAGTTTATTTGCTGTAATACTTATCGAATGATGCAATTCGATCTGCTCGAGTGTATCCTCTATCTAAAAACCAAGGATCATTATTAAGCTCTTCACAAAGTTTATCAGCTTCGTCTTTTGTACGACAAATTGTAATTACATCTGGTCGAGACAGTGATGCACCAACGACAATTTTCCAAATTGCCTTGCCCCATTTGTTTTCTGCTTCGATTACTTTGTGGTCTGCGGTCTTGCCCATTTCACTCTCCATAGTGTTTATAATGTGTACTATAACTATACAGTATATAAACAGTATGTCAAGTGTTAATTTACCACTTAACAGATAAAGTTGTGGTGATATCTCTTTGAGACTTTATGGCGTTAATACAATTTAAGATTAGGCGCTTTTGTGCATTTGATGATTCAGTTGCAAGTTCTTGCCTTAAAACTTTTTCAATATAAATTAATTCGTGATCTGATAACTGTGACATCTTACTACTGACCATAACGATCTCCCTAGGCTAATTTTTCTATTTGTATATTTAGTAAGACTTGATCTCTGTTAAGTCTTTTTTGCCAGGCTTCTTCAAAGCCTTCTTGGTATTCATATAATGGTGCGCCGTTAGCACCTGCAATCCAAAGTCTCTTGAAGTAGCCGTCAGCACTGCTAAATGCTGTGCTGTCGTTTGTATCAATATGTCCTTTGACTAAAAAGAATAGTCTGTAAGCTTCTTTACGTTCCATTCTGTATTTAACATTTTACCTTGGTTGCGGCGCTAACATACGCATATTACTTAGTGGGCCACTTGTAGTATATGTGGGCGCCAATTTGTCCAATTTCTTCTAGATCACTAACCCAACTAGGACTTACATAGTGTGCATGATAATGTGTTGCACCTTCTGTAATACCTTGGTAGCGGCCGTATAATCGCATGTTCCACGCAATTGCCTGTGCTGCGCCCCAACGTTGTAGATCTTTTGGAGTATCAGGTTTTCCGTCACAGAACCAACTAAATTGGCATTTGTGTTTCACCAGTACACCGTTCTTATATCGTGCTTGTTTCACAACATCACAGATAGTCATCGGATAGCGATGATCGTTAACTCTATTAAGTACAACATCTGCTACTGCAATTTGATCAGCATACGAACTGCCTCTTGCTTCGTGATAGATGTTCAATGCTAAACAATGTGCTTCAGGCCAATCTAGTTTATCAAAGACTGGATCCTCAGCATATGCAACGCCGGTATTTACGATCACTGATACTGTCAGTGCGCTTAAAAACTTAAAAATTTTCATAAACTGCCTCTTAAGGTTATTGTTTTTTTACTAGTTGTTAAAGTCTTCTTGGTCTTCTGGGTCTGTGCTTATAAGTTCATAGTATGTTAAATCAAGAAGCTCGTCAAGCTTTAAATCAGCTCTATCTTGATCTATTTGGAATCTTACATTAGGTTCCATATCATCTAATGTAAAGTCTTCATCTTCTTCTACTCCGAGGAGTAGGTTTACTTCATCTTCTGTTAATACTTCTTTTCTCTGTTCTGCTTCCCATAAAAAACCGATCACAAGTAATCCTAATGTAATTTCTTCATCATAGATATTGCGATCGGTTATAAAGTCTAGAACATATTCACGTATTCCGTCATACGCTATTGCTCTATCTGCAAGTGATTTTAAATAGTCTGCAGAGTCATTACTCATTAGAGTGAATTCTTACGGTCTTGAATTTCAGCTCTGCGAGTTTTTGTCAGTTTACCTAAATCCCCAAGTGCTTTACGGGCACGGGCGGCTGCGGCTTTTACATTCTTTGCTTCGAATGTTTCTGACTCTGCAAGATAATTATTAAACGCTTGCACGATTTGGTCATGTTGTGACTGTTCACTCATTCTAGTTCTCCTTATAGTTTAATGTAACATATATCTGTATTATTGTCAACCATTAACCGCCTGCGAAAACGTTAGGAGATCCTGCGGTGATTGCTCCACCATCTGTTGAATCTCCTACTCTTGCAAGTGGCTTATTGCCAACAAACACAGTTCCTGATCCTACGTTAATTGCTGCTGCATGAGGAACACAAGCATCACCGGCTGGAATAGTATGCGGTGCTGTTGGGTCGCCTTGACACTCTACTGCAATAGTGTTTGCAAATACTTTAGATGGAGCGCCGTGTGGTCCTACTACAGTAGTAGTTCCATCGCATCCATGTCCAGTAGTTGTCGGATCATCTTTTCTAGCTACAGCTGGCATATAGTATTTATAACTGTATACCAGTTGTACTGCTAATGTACTGCTTGGCCATTTCTGAATCAGTTCTACAAATAAACAATATTGAATGCTTATTAAGCGTTAATGATACATCCGGATGGATAGTAAACGCAAACTGTCCTAGGCCAACTCCTTGCTGTGATGCTACCAATGACATTACTTTCTTAAGTGTAATAGTTGTAGCATCTTCGCTTATAAAACGTCCAACAATTTCTTCGCCTGCTGCCGTTTTAACTGTGATGGTGTCATGAACACCATAGTTCTTATCTACTATCATAAACTAAATCCTGTTCCGTTATAGCCTGTGTTTTCAACATAGGCGCCAAGTTGGTCGTGGCCGCCGATTTTTTCACCATTTATAATTATTTGCGGAAAGGTTCTCGCGCCAGGAAATTCTTCTAGAATTTCTTCTCTTGTAAAGTCAACATCAAGTTGCTTGTACTCATAAGCTAAGTTGTTACGTTCGCAAAATGCTTTTGCTTGATCACAATGCGGACACTGTGGCTTTCCCCAAATAATTATCATAAACTAAATCCTTTAAAAGTGTCGTTGGACACATCTTGTTTTGTGCCTCCGATTACGTAACTACTTATCTCTGTTTCCTGCGGAGCAACCTGCACTTCAGCGCCTGAGATCCATTTTTGTGTCCAAGGTAGTGGATTAGCTTGTGGTACTTTGTATGGTGACTTTAAGTTTACATTGTTCATTCTGCGTGTGCAGATCCATTCAATATAATCACTTAATAGTTCTGTGTTTAGTCCAATCATTGAACCATCTTTAAACAAATAGTCAGCCCATGCCTTCTCTTGATCAACAGCATCAACGAACATATCAATACATTCTTGTTCTGTTTCTTCTGCAATCTTTGCAAAGTCTGGATCATCTGTTTTAAGAATCTTTAGTAGCATCTGTGTAGATGCAAGATGTAAGTTTTCATCGCGGGCAATTAATTTAATAATCTTAGCGTTGCCTTCCATCTTCTTTAGTTCGGCAAATGCCCAACTACATGCAAAGCTCACATAGAAACGAACACCTTCTAAGATGTTTACGCTCATTAGTGTAAGCCATAGCAATTTCTTTAGCTCGTATAAATTTACAGTTACATTACGTGCTTCTCGATTACTTGTAATTTGATGTGTACCTTCACCTAACAAGTTGTACCACATGCTCATTTCAATCAAGTCATCGTAATACTTTGAAATATCACCTGCGCAGTCAACAATCTCTTTGATGTCCATTAGTTCATCAAATACTTTGCTTGGGTTTGTGTACACGTTACGGATAATGTGAGTGTACGAGCGACTGTGAATAGTCTCTGAGAATGTCCATGTTTGGATCCAGTTCTCAATCTCTGGTAAGCTCACAATAGGAGCGAATGCTTCTACTGGTGCTCTGCCTTGTACTGAGTCTAGCAAGATCTGACGCTTCAAATTGCTTGTAAAGATATGACGCTCGTGGTCAGTAAGTGCTTTAAAGTCTTTTGCATCTGCATAGATATCTACTTCTTCTGGTCGCCAAAAGAATCCTAACTGCTTGTCAGTTAAGTTGTCAAATGTTTTGTATTTTAGTGTGTCGTAACGCTGGATTGTTGGTCCGCCTGAAGGATCAAAGAAAGCAGTTACTTGTGTGTGATCGACTCGATTGTCGACGTCAAAAACGCTCATAGAGTTTTTCCTCTTGTTAAATGTATATGTATATTAACACGCATATCACTGCGTGTCAAGTTTTAAATGGTGCAGCTTTCGCAATCTTCATCATCAACTTCGCTAGGTGCAAGTTCTTGTTCCATTAGCTTGCTAACGTCTAGTTCACCTTGTCCGTCATATGTGTTGAAGTAATACAATTGCTTCCCACCATATTTATAAAACATAAGTAAATGTTGCATCATAACGCTCATTGGAATCTTTTCATCGTCATAGAACGTAGGATTGTAACTTGTGTTTACACTTACGCCTTGATCGATATACTTTTGTAGTACAGCCATAATTTTAATATAGCCTTCTGGGCTACGTTGATCCCATAGTAAATCATACTTGTTCTTTAGACGTTTGTACTCAGGTACAACCTGTTTAAGAACACCATGCTTTGATTGCTTCACACTGATTAAACTACGTGGAGGCTCAATGCCGTTAGTTGCATTTGCAATCTGCGCACTTGTTTCACTTGGCATAAGAGCCATTAGTGTTGAGTTACGGATGCCTGTTGTTTTTAGTTGCTCACGTAGTCCTTCCCAATCCATACGTTCCATATGCGGAACTAGTTCGTCTACATCTTTCTTGTATGTTTGATTAGGTGTAATGCCGTGTCCGTATTTTGTTTCCATGTTGCCACTCGGTGCACCTTGCTCTACTGCTAGGTCTGCACTTGCTTTGATTAGATAGTAACTCCATGCTTCGGCATACTCGTCAATAAGAGCAAGTCCTGTTGCATCTACATCTTGATAGTTCATATCACGCTTTGCTAACCAGTATGCAAAATTAATAATGCCAACGCCTAAAGGACGGCGCTTCTCTGTAGATAACTGCGCTGCTAGAATAGGATAGTTCTGATAGCTCAGTAGTGCATCAAGTCCACGTACTGCCAGACGACACACTTTTTC